ATCGCGATCCGGACCGTCGTCTTCGGTTTCTCCGCGTACACGGCGGGCAAGTACCCGACCGCGTTCTCGGCGATCACCGGAACCGGCCTCATCACCGCGAACTGGGCCTAATTAGTTTCCCCCCGGTCGCACAGGCCGGGGGGGCTAACCCATCATGCAAGAGATCATCGTCGCAGCACTACGACGCGAACTAGACGGCTACCTCAACCGCGGCCGCCTCGACCGCGCCCGCCAAGTCGTCGATCAGATGGCGCTCCTCGGGTGCGATGTCTCCGAAGTCCTCTCTCGGTTGGCGTCGACTGTGCCACCCGAGGAGGCCTCTACTCCTAAGAAGAAACCCGTCAAGAAGGCGGCCGTCCGGAAGGTAGCGCGTGGCAATAACTAACGGTTACGTGACGCTCGCTACCGCGAAGGCGTATCTCGGGATCCCGGTCGCCGATACCGTCGACGACGCGATGCTCGAGCAGATCGTCGAGTCCGCGTCGCGGTCGATCGACCGGATCGCCGGACGTTACTTCTACCAAGACTCGGGGACTTCGCAGCGGTTCTACCGCGCCGTTTCCCCGGTCTCGCTTCTCGTCGACGACATCTCCACGACGACAGGCCTCACCGTCGACATCTCAACCGACGGAACGAACTACTCGACGAACCTTGTCTATAACACGGACTTCATCGTCGAGCCGTTTAACGCGCTCGCTACCGGGCGGCCGTTCACCCTTCTCACCTCGCTCGGAACCCAGTATTTCCCCTACCCGTGGAACTACCGTCCCGGCGTCCGCGTGACAGCCCGCTGGGGTTGGCCCGCCGTCCCCGACGACATCGTCGAAGCGACGCTCATTCTCTGCGCCGATCTCTACAAGCGGAAAGACTCTGTCGGTGGCGTCCTCGGCCTTTCCGAAATGGGCGCTATCCGAATGTCGCCGCTCGGTCGTGACATTTCGGCGATGGTCCGCGCCTACCGCCGTGAGGTCGTCGGGTGACGATCACGATCTCGAGCCTCCGCGGCGGGGCCGCGACAGCGCTCGACACGATCGCCGCGATCCGCACCGTGTATGACTACATCCCGGACACGGCTCCGGCGACGCCGTCGGCGATCGTCGGGAACGTCTCGATCGACTGGGACGACGCGAACGCCCGCGGCCTCGACGCCGCGACCTTCTCGGTTTACGTCGTCGTGTCGCGAATGTCGGAACGGTCGGGTGCGGACACCCTCGACAGTCTTCTTGCTGGCTCGGGTGCAGGATCCGTGAAGACCGCGCTCGAAGCGGGCGGCAACCTCGGCGGCTCATGCTCGACGATGAGAGTCACCCGCGCCACGCCCCTGTCGTTTAGTATTGGCGGCGTGGAGTTTTTCGCTTACGAATACGAGGTAGAAGCCTATGGCTAGTTACAAGGTCGTGTCGGATCTCGTCGACGGGAAGAAGCCCGGAGACACGATCACGGACGAAGAGTTAGTCGGCTGCAACGTCGACGCTCTCATCGCGGCCGGTCACATTACCGGCGAAACATCAAGCAAGAAATCCGACAAGGAGTAAAAAATGGCAGTATTCGTTCTCAAGGACGCCGCCCTCACCGTGAACTCGGTGAACCTTTCCTCGTACGTCACGAGCATCACCCTGAACTACGAGACCGACTCGGTCGAAGTGACAGCGATGGGCGCAACCGGACACAAGTTCACCGGCGGCCTCCAAAACATCTCGCTCGACGTAACCCTTAATCAGGACTTCGCAGCGTCACAAGTTGCGGCAACCCTCGACGCTCTCGTCGGCAGCACGACCACCGTCGTAGTCAAGCCGACCTCGGCGGCCGTCGGCGCGACGAACCCGTCGTACACGATCACCGACGCATTCCTCGCCGCGACGCAACCCGTCGCCGGTTCGGTCGGCGACCTCGCCTCGATGTCCGTCTCCTTCACCGGCGGATCACTCGCTAAAGCCGTCGCGTAACCCGCCATGCTTCTCGTCACCGTCCGGCACAGGGACGGCCGCGAGGGAACCTTCCCGGTATGGCCGTCAGTCGAGTACGCCTTCGAGGCGGACAAAGAAACCGAAACCTTCGACAAACTATGGGCGGACGACGCCCCGAAACATTGGCATTACCGTCTCGCCTACTATGCGGCGCTCAAAGCCGGGGCGGTTGCCCTCGGCGAAGTGTTCGAGAAATGGATCGACAACGTCGCCGGAATCCGCTACGCGAAAGGCGACGACTCGGGAAACCCTACGCCGGAGGAGCCGCCGCCGAACTCTTCGCCCTCCTCGCTTTAAAGACTGGGATCGCGCCGCGGGAACTCCTCAACACCCCACCCGACATTTTGCAGCACATGATCCGTTACATCGTCCCGCGACCCCCGAACGACTGGGACGCTCTCGCCGACCTCGAGATCCCTAATGGCTAACGGGACGTACGGCTACCGCGTCACCGGCGGACAAGGCGCGAAGATTCAGATCGCGGGCCTCAAAGAGACCCAGAAGGCGCTCGCCTCGATGTCCGACGATCTAAAAGACGAAATGAAATCGACCCACAAGAAGGCGGCCGAAGTCATCGTCGAAGGCTCGAAGCGTTACGTTCCGGTCCGAACCGGGCGGCTCGCGGCCTCGATTAGAGCGGTCGCGACACGCACCTCGGGCCGCGTTCGTGCAGGCTCGGCGGCGGTCCCGTACGCAGGACCGATCCATTTCGGATGGCCCGCCCGGAGAATCAAGCCGCAACCGTTTATCTACGACGCGATGGACGTTCGACGGCAAGAGGTCTACGACCTTTACGCGGCACGGATCTACGGTCTCATAGATAAACACGGTCTCGACGGAACCAAGATCCCGAAGTCGACCCTTAACGACCCGGGGCGCAACATTAAGCCGGGAACTAAAACCAATTTCCACGATGACCTAATGGCCGACATTCGGGCTATTCAAGCCGAGCGCGGGCAACGAAAGTAGACTCGGATCATGGCTCGGGCTAAAGGCATTAACGTCGTCGTAACCGGCAACACCGCGCCGCTCCGCAAATCCCTACAAGACGCCTCGAAAGAACTCTCCGCTTTCGGCAAGGCGCAGGCCGCGTGGAGTCAAGCGTCGGCGCTCGCCTACGGCGTCGTCGGATCCGCCGCGGCGCAATTCGCGATCTCGTCCGTTAAAGCGGCGATGGATGACCAGAAGGCGCAAGCGGTCCTCGCGAAATCGTTGCAGAACACGATCGGAGCGAACGAGCAGGCCGTGAAGGCCGCCGAGTCCTACATCGAAACGCTCATGTATGCGACGAACGTTGCGGACGACAAACTACGTCCGGCGCTCGCCACCCTTGTCCGGGCGACCGGCGACATGACCAAAGCGCAACGGTTGCTCTCGTTGGCTACGGACGTTTCGATCGGCGGGAACCTCGACCTCGAGTCCGTCGTTAAGGCTCTCACCCGCGCTGCGATGGGCCAGACTTCGAGCCTCGGACGGTTGGGTCTCGGTCTGTCGGCGGCGGCCCTCAACTCGGGCGACCTTGCGACCGTCACCGAAGAACTCACCCTCAAGTTCGGCGGCTCCGCACAAGCGGCGGCGGACACGATGGCCGGGAAGATGGAGAACCTCACCGTCCGGTTCGGCGAATTGAAAGAGCAGATCGGAACCGAACTCCTCCCAGTTGTCACCGACGGAACCGAAAAACTCCTCGACTTTACCAGCGCGCTACAAAGCGGCGACCTCTCCGACACCGCGTCCTCGGCTTACGATCTCGCCGACGGTCTCGGCGACATGGTCCGCAACCTAAGCGGGATCGGCATCGTGACCGGGTTCCTCCGCAACCTGAACCCGCTCGCAAAAGACACGACCGAAACGATCCGCGGCCTCACCGACGCGACAAACGAATCCGCCGCCGCGTTCCGCAAGTTCGACGATCTCTTCTCCCGAATCCCGCCGAAAATGGACGAGATGAGGAAACGCGGCGAGGGATACCAGAAATCGGTCGCGGACTACCTGCAAAGCAAAGCCGAAGAGAAGTTCGCGGACATCGTCGAGGAACGAAACCGCAAGATCGCCGCCGGGGCGGCCGCGCAAGAGAAAGCCGCCGCCGCGAACAAGGCCGCCCGCAAGTCCTACGCAGACACCGGGAAAGCGCTCCGCGAATCGCTGAACGAGGCGCTCGACGACTCGAGAAAGAAACTCGCCGACGCGAAAGAAGCCGCCGACGACTTCGGTCGCGGACTCGCGTTCTCGTTCGGCGTGTCCCTCGCCGGAGCCTACGACAAGGCCACCCAGTCCGAGGACGACTACACGGCGGCCCTAGAAGACCGCAAGAAGGCCTACGCGGCCCTCGACGTAGCCAAGCAGGGCGACGACCTAAACGCCTACCTCAAAGCCGTACAGGACGTCGCGACGGCCGAGCAGTCGGTCACGACGGCACAAAAGGCGCGGATTACCCCAGCGTCGGCTTTCGCCGCCCAGATCGAAGCGGCCAAGACGTTCGGCACGAACCTGAAGACCCTCATCGGGCAAGGCCTCGGCCAAGCCGGGTTACAGCAACTCCTCGACCTCGGCCCCACCGCAGGCGCGGAAGTCACGAAAGCCCTCCTCGACGGGACCGCAGGGTTCACCGTCGGCACACTCAACCAGTCCCTAGCAGACCTCGCCGGGGTACAAGCCGGACTCGCCTCCGGGATCACGGCGGCCCTCGCCCCGCAAGGCGCGATCTCTTCGGCGCAGTCACAAGTCGACGCGCTTTCGTCCGCCGCTATCGGTGCGCCCGGAGTCGGACAAGGGTTCACGATCAACATCGCGGCCGGTGTCGGCGACCCGGTCGAAATCGGCCGCCAAGTTAAGTCCGTACTGTCGCAGTATGACACGCGGGCGGGTTCGCTCGTGGTTCAGGGCGGCAAGAAGAAAGGCAAGAAACGCTAATGGCTTCCTCATTTCCCGGGGCGATCGACAACTTCACCGACCCGCTCGCTAACTCTTCGCTTGCGTCGCCGTCTCACGCGGGCCAACATTCGGACCTTAACGACGCGGTTGAGAAGATCGAAACCTACATGGGGCTAGTGAAAGTCATCCCGACGAGCGTCTCTAGCGCAGGCGGAACGGCGGCAACGCTGGCCGCGAATGGAACCGTGACTATCGGAACAAGTAATACGAGCGTCACCGTATCGGGCGCGTTCTCCTCGCTCTATGACGTCTATCAGATCATCATTAGCGGCGGCGCGGGAAGTACCGGACTCGGGCTAAATCTGACATTCGGAAGCGCGGCGGCTAATTACTACCTTATGCGCTCGTATGTTGACTGGGCGAGCGCAACGTACGGAGATACAAGCGTCAATAACGGATCCTCGTTTACTAACGCAGGGGCAGCAAGCGCAAGCGGAATCGCGTTTGATTTACGAGTCGTGAACCCAAATCTTCCAAAAGTGACAGCGATTTACGGTCAATGGGCCTTTATGTCTACGGGCGGCGAAGGGCAACAAGTAATTGGTTACCTAAACGACACTACACAACACACGGCCTTCACTATTACTTGTTCGGCTGGAAGCATCACAGGCGGCTCGATCCGCGTCTACGGCTACCGGAACTAATGCCCATCACCTACGATCAGACCGGCGTCACCTACGACGCGGCCGCCTACACCTACAACGGCGACGGCTACCAGCCGACGGTCTTCCCCATCGCCGGGGTCTACATCTCCTTCACCGACGGCCCCTACACCGCCGCCCCCGCATGGACAGAAGTCACGACCTACGTCCGCTCCATCACCACCCACCGCGGCCGCTCGAGCGACCTCGACCAATTCGACACCGGCACCGCGCAGATCGTCCTCGACAACCGCGACCGCCGCTTCGACCCGTTCTACACCTCCGGCCCGTACTATCCGAACGGGCTAACCCCGCGGCGGCCGATCCGCATCGTCGGCCAAATCGGCGGCCAGACCTATGAGGTGTTTCGCGGGTTCGTCGCCGGATGGCCCGTCACGTGGTCCGAAGCGGGAAAGGACTCAACGGTCACGATTC